ACCGACCGAGAAGTCGAAGGAGCTGGAGATGGACCAGGTCTGGATCACGAGCCCCGTGTTGCAGTACCTGGACTATCTGATGGGCACGGATCCGAGTGCGATCGCAAAGATCGAGGCCGGCAACTACCCGGTGGACAACCTCCTGGCCTCGCTCAAGCCCTGGGCGGAGAGCCAGAACATGCAGGACCGTAGTGATGGGGACTTCCTGTTGCTACTCAAGTCGAGCTTCGACATTGGCTGGAAGACGACTCGAGTCAACGGAAAGCCGAAGAACCAGAAGGTGCTGAAGGGACTCAAGCCTGAGACCCTGGCAGCCCTCGAACTTATGAAGGGAGCCCAAGATGGCACTGGAGATCCAAACGAAGAATTGGTGGGAGACTGACACCTACACGGTGGAAGCTCTCTTGGCACCACAGATGGAAGTCGACGCGACGTTGTGGGGGCCGAAGGGCCCTGCACTCGTGCGGGCTTATGACGGTGGATCCACGCAGGCAGGCTGGGGCCTCACGCCGCCGCAAGGCAGCGACGAGGGCTTCATGGAACGGTACGCCAAGGGTGAGTTCTTGCCGCGGCGCACCGAGTACGGGTACGAGAAAGGCACGCACGCAGCCGCGATCGTTATGCGGAGTTCACGTCTCGTATGCGTCGACATCGACGGTAAGAATGGTGGGCTCGAGCATGCAGCGAGCTTGGGGGCCCTGCCCCTGACGCTGGCAGAGACCAGCAAGAGCGGGAACGGGTACCACCTGTTCTACGCAGTACCGGAGCAGTGGACGGAGGACGAGGGCTTCGGCCTCCTGGCCGACGCGATCGGCATCGTCACGGGTGTAGACATCCGTGCTGTGGGGTGCGTCTACCACTTCCCGTCACAGCGATGGAACACTCGGGAGATCGCCGAGATTCCCGACTGGTTCCTGGACAAGCTCCGGGAACGCAAGGCACGACGCGCCGTCTTCACGGCGCAAGTAATGAAACTCGATACACTAGATGAAACGGAGATCCTCATCATGCACGCAGAACTTCTCGACGAACTCGCCAAGCCGATCCCCGCTGGAAAGCGGAACACGTCCCTGTTCGCCATCGGGCACAAGCTTAAGGCCGCACAGGTACCGGGCTGGGAAGGACACCTTACCGCCAGGGCAGACGACCTGGGATTGTCGCAGGACGAGACTGACCGGATCGTCCGTAACATTGGGCGGTACGACGCGCCGTAGCGCGTGAAAGGGGGAACAGTCCATAACGGACTGTTCCCCCTATTTTTTACCAAGAACTGGACTGTTCGAGAGGTATAATTAGGGTATGAGCACTGTAAGTGACAAGGGAATTTCTGAGGTAGAGGAATTTCTCAAGAGTAAATTTGACAAGAATGCACCTACCTCGGGCGTGCCCAGCACTGCTGGCCCCGCCACGGCGTCAACCCGTATAGACCAGCTTGTACTTCCCGATGAAGAACGTGGCCGGATGCCCTTCACCAAGGATAAGTACGTCGTGCGCGAGAACCCTCAGCTCGTGCAGTGGGAACGGGAGACGCGCAAGTTCCTGCGCAACCTTAGCCCCGCACACGGGCACCGGATCAGCGCCGTGATGATCTACGAGTGGGCGACCGGGATCCTGGTCAAGGAGCTCCTGGAGCAGGGCGGCACTGCCAGCCCGGACCTTCGCAAGATCAACCAGTGTCTGCGTCACTACTTCGGCAAGCCGTACCAGACATACATCGGCGGCCGCAAGGTGCCCCGCGCGTACAAGGTGAAGAGCGGGTACTACATCCGCCGGCACCGGCCCATGACGATCACTCTGTACCTGGAATACAATGAGGGAGTCCTGAACCCGTAATGGGACGGCCCGGCACACAGCACTCGAGTATCAGCCGGTGGAGGCAGCTACCTCCACTGCCTCTGCTCCCGGAGGACCAGCGCCACATGCCGGAGACGTGGGGCCTGGCAGAGATGTACTGGCACCCCTACACCTGTGACTGCGCCGCCTGCGACCAGCCCGAGGCCATGCGTCTCAAGCGGTACAGGGTTCAGCACACGCATGATCCGGCTATACCCGCATCGAAGCCTGTTCCAGGACTTCCTCGTCTACCTGTGGCCCTCCTTCGAGCCGTTGAAAGAGCAGCGAGATAGAGTCCAGGTCCTTCGCCATGATTGCCTGCAGGATCAGCGTCGCTGCTGTCTTGTCCAGCATGTCGGCACTGTCCTTCCAGACAGTCTGAACCGTTCCGAACCGCTGGTTCCAGAGCCAGCGCAGCCTGGTATCCAGGCTCATGCGGTGTTCCTTCGGGACCTCCTTGCGGAAGTGCCGGCGCTCAACGAGCTCAACTGTCATGATCTTCCCCCATCACACTCACCAGTAAGGATCCGGCGTAGCTTGGCATAGTCGAGCTGGCGAGATCCCCATTGATTGTCGAGCTCGAAGAGGGCCCGAGTGTTGCGATCGGCGGCCTCACAGTGTTCTTCAACTGCCACGTCAGCGGTCATGACTGCACCGACTCGGGTGAGATGGTGAGGTCCACGAACTCGATCTCCTCGGTACGCGCCTGGGCCGGGTGGGTGCCGGGCCGGCGCCGGCCGACCATCCGGTTCAGGATCAGCTTCTGGGCCCGGTTCGCCTTGGCGAAGGATCCGCGGACCTTGGTGTCAGGGTTGTTTGCTACATGGAACAGAGCTCGGCCCACGAGCTCATACACGGGGGCATCGATCGGCGCTCCCTGGGCCGGGTGATCCGCCACATACTGCAGCGCATCAGCGATGCTCTTGTGTCGCTTCAGCTCCACACTCCGCTCCAATCGTCCTCGTAGCTCCGGGCCTTGGTAGCACCTGAACTGGGTTCATCGAAAAAATTTCCGCCAAAGAACTCGAGTTCCTTGGTCGCCTGGACAGCGTAGCGCAGTGCGTCCATCATGTGGGAGTGCTTGTCGTGCAACGGCTTCCCGCTCCACTCCTGCAGCTTGGTGTTGAACTCGTACTTGTAGTTCTCCAGGCACTCCAGGAGCCACTCACAGTTGGTCTTATGGATGACTGTGTTGTACAGCTGCATCCGTACCTGCTGGATATCGGTGATGATGTCGAAGTCTCCGGCGCGGCTGCCGGGGATCTTGTACACCTTGTTGCTCTTCGCGAGCACCGCAACGTTCGGGAACTTCTGCCGCATCATGTCGGCCGGCGTCGTGTTGACCGCCTTCTCGTGGTGATCGCCATCCCAGGGCAGGATGATCTGGCGGATCTGCGAGAACCAGGGCTTCTCGCGCAGGACGTCTACGTACTCCGGCAGAGCCCGCCCGTGACCCTCGCCACAGTCGAAGATGAACAGCTTGTTGTTGTACCACTGGAAAGCAACCCAGCTGGTCGCATCACTGTGCATGCCCGACGCGCCGATGTCGAACGCCACGTACACGGGGTGCGCTGCGTTGAGGTTGAAGATGTCGTCACGCTTCTCCGCGATCAGCTTCATGTACGCCTCGCCGTAGACGGCGGCGGCGTCCATCTCTTCGAACGAGCAGTAGTACTCCTGCTCGAACATGCGATCGTTACCGAACCGCTTGAAGTACGCCTCACGGTCCATGTCGAGCTGGTGCTGGCTGCGCACAGGCGGGAGGCCGGCACGTCGCATCATCTCGTTCAGGTCGTCGATCGTCCGCACGATCACCTGGAAGCTCGGGTCGCCCGACATGGACTCCATCAGCTGCCACAGCGGGTTGCGCCGCTTGCCACGCGGCGTGCTGGCGATCATGAGCTTCTTTTCCTCGTGCTCGCCGGTGATGATCGGCATGAGTCGAGGGATCGGATCCTCGCGCGAGAACAGCGCCAGCTCGGTGATCGCGTAGTCCTGGAACGCGGTACCGACACCGTTGTTGTCCTGGCCACTCTGGAAGTAGCCCTGGAACTTCAGGCGACTCCCGTTGGTGAAGACACCCTCCATCACGGTGTCTTTCCACTTGACCAGGTGCTTCGGCGTATTGTCCGAGAGGAGGTGGAGCATCCGGTTCTCGACGGCATCGAAGTACGTCTTCTGCCAGATGATGTCACGGATCATCGGGTTGTTCAGCGAGATGTACGTGCCCGTGCTCTTGGCGATCTTCAGGCGCCGGGTGATGGACTGCATGCCCATCGCGACGTCTTTACCACTCTGGCGCGGATACACAGCCACGCCCACCCGCTTGGAGTCCCACATCTGGTGGAGCTCCGCCTGGTATGGGCGTGGCCGGTAGTGCACCGGGAACCGGTTGCTCACTCAGAGCCTCAGATTCGGCAGCCCCAGGGTTCCCCACAGGGTCGAGTAGTCGTCGGCCGGCTCGCCGGACATTCCTGCCTTGCTCTGGATCCCGGCCTGCGGAGCATCCGGGTTGTGGAACTGCCCTGCATCGTTCCGCACCTGTTCCGCGGCACGCTGCTGCTGCGGAGTCGGCTGGCTGGCGGGTGCCGGCGGCGCAGGCGGAGTGGCCTTGGCTGCCCTCTCTGCAACGAGCTGGGCCCGCACAGAGTCAACGAGCGGCTGGACCGGGATCGTGAACCCACTGAGCTTACCCTCAACACGCAGCTCATAGGGCTTGCTGAGCGCTGAGAAGCGATCGGCAAGCTCACGGTCGAACTGCCGCGTGTTCGGGATGAGGTCGTGGTTCTGCCGGAAGAGCTCGACGCTGGCGTGCAGCGTCTGCATCATCGGCTTCACCGCATCAGACTGGCGTTCCGCACGGGCCTTGACCTCGGCTGCAAGCTGCTGCTTTGCGGCATCCTGCCAGTCCCGAGCATCTGCGGAGTCGCGCAGGACCTCCATGCCCTCGCCCACCATGCTCGGCACTTCCTGGCCGACGAGTGCGCGCGGGTGCTGATTGATCGCGTCGAAGTACTTCGAGTACTCCGTCTGGACCTCTGCGAGCGCAGCCTGCCGGAGCTCGTCAGCCTGCTTGGTCTCGAGTGCCGTCAGCATCTCCCCGAAGCGAGGCTCCAGGGTAGCGGCATCTACTCCACTAGGCTCTTCGGGGGCCTGCCCAGCTTCGCCGGCGGCTCTACCTGCAGCGCCTCCCGCAGCTCCCGTGCCGGTAGGCTGTGGAACGCCTCCGACTCCAGGGACTCCTGCTGCCGGTGCAGAAGCAGCTGGTGCTCCTGATCCAGTTCCTTGCACCGGAGCAGCTGGCTCTCCAGCTCCAGCTGCAGGAGCATTGCCCTCTTGGCCGCCCTCGCCTGCCGCTTCGCCATTCGCTTCAGGCGCCATGACGTCCATGAGCGTCGAAAAGAGCGAGTCAGCGTCATGAGGAAGGTCGACACCCCCAGTATTTTCCAGAGTCGCACCATCACTCACTGCTACCCCTTAACAGCCAGGAGCCGCAGGCGCAGAGCCTCGCGGTCCTCATCGGTGAACTGGAACCCAATCTGGGACAGGTGTTCCACGAGACC